AGCTTACGGAATCTTTAAATCCATCCGTCATGCTATTTGTGGACTTTGAAATGTCTTTAAAAAGACTGAAAGCATCCGTTTGAATTTTTTTAAATAATGTAGACAATTCGTCCGTATTATCTTTTAAAATCTTATCAATATCGGATTGTTTTACTTTATCAGCCATATATTATAGTCTTGTTATTATAAATATACGGAGAATTATCTTTTTGACTTTAATTTAGACGATCCACCAGAAGATTTTTCCAACTGTTGTTGCTCTTTTTCTTTTGTTTTTATCAAAAGATTAAGATAATAGTTGCGCAAATATATAGGGAGATTATACGCAATATCTTGCGTAAACGCTCCTTCACTATAATAACACAAACTAAATATCTGTTCGTGTAAATGTAACTTGTACTCAGGCGTTAGGCCAAAAAAAGGATACCGTAAGAGGCACCCCCATCCTTTCCTCCGCACTGCAATGTTCACAAACAAAGTTGAAATTCATGTCAAATTCAGGAGTGTTTTCCTTTATGCTTGTTCGTAAAGACAAACTATCTCTGGATGTAAGTTCATTTTCAATGAAATTACGAATTTCTGCTCGGTCTTCATTTCCATTTATTGAAGTAATAACAAACTTTAATCTGGTAGTAAGCTCGTTTGCCCCGCCATTTTTGTAAAGCTTGGCCGAAGACTTGAGTTCTGTATCTATCGCTTTATCATCTAGATGCGTCAATAACTTATAAGTAACAACCTTTTTGCAATACGGTAATGTAAATTCAAACCTGTTTTGATGTGGTACATACTTTGAAGTATCCAATTCTTTGGGCTTGAGTTCTCCAAGATTCACATTGACTGAGTTATTCTCACTACATTTAGTACACTTTATATCAAGTGGACCATAATTGTCACCGTAAGCCAAACGACGCGATGCTACATATAATGCATTTTTATCACACAGCAATACATCATCCAATTTGATGTTCTTGTCAATTATCAAACTCTCCAACAACTTGTCCAAAACAATACCCTTTTTAATGAGGTTTTGATTCATTAATATATCTTCTTCGCGCGCTGACATCATCTTCATCTCCACCTGACCTGTACTCAATGGATGATTTTCAGGATAAAAATGACCTTCACTGGGAAGATCAATGAATTCTGTTGGATATGTTGTTTCCTTCTTAGCAGAAGGTTGGGTTTGACGAGTGATTGGTACTATAAAATTTTCTTCCATAACTTTGATATATATATTATACACCAATACATATAATAAAAGTGTAATTTTTGATTATTTTATTTTTTACCAATATTAGACGCCGCAGTTTGTGCAAGACTAGTAGCAGCTACACTTGCTTTTTTTTGTAGATTCAACTCATTGCGTTTACGTAAAAGATCTTTAATTTCAATTTCAATATCTTTTTTCTTCATGGAATCCGCCGAAGATTTTGTTCTCTGTTTATCTGCAAGTTGCTTTTGAACCGCGTCAATCTTAGCCAAAATAGACAACACTTCTGCTTTTTTTGCAACAGCCAATTTTTCTTTTTCATTTTTTCCAGCCGATATCACCTTCGGATTGCTTTCTACCGAACTATCATCCGCTTCAGATTCAACAATCTTTTGAAAAATTCTTCGTACAAATAACTTGGTGTTTTCTTGATTGTGCATATCTATAGTGCCTTGATTATTTGAACATAAACATCAGGCTTATCATTGATTAATTTTAATATTTCTTCGTTGGTCATCTTATATACTTTCATATATAAGTATAATCCATTTGGTAAAAAAGTCAATAAAAAATCCTCTTTATCGTTTAAATAAAGAGGATTTGAAGGAAATATATAGATGTAATTAATATTGAAGAATACAATAATCCACCGAAATTGTAAGACCGATTGTGAGTGGGTCACCAGAATCAGTGTAGTCGCCTTCACCGAAATCTGCACTAGTAATAAAGGCTCCTTTTAAGGTCCATTCACTCACTTTATCTCCGACTGGTCCGAGGATATTGAGAGTGAGATCCTTTTTGTAGAAGTCGCTATACCCATTTCTTCCAGTAACTGACTCATGTGACAAACGTACCCACTCCATAACTGCTTGGGCACCATTTGGAACGATTGGGTTATATAGTTCCATTGTGATATCTTCCCAGGTGGTGCGACCTTTGTAGTATCGTTCTAGGTTGATGTGTTGTAGAACTTTCTTTTCACTTTTTACGGTTGGAAGTTTACATTTTCTGACCAGAAAGCTTGGAATGCCGTCGGCGTATAGCACGAAGCGATTTTTGACTTGTGGTTCAAAATTTGTGTAGAATATCTCATTGCTATTTAGTAGATCTGCCATATTTTAGTTTCCTTTTTAGGTTATATTGTATAAATATTGATTATTTTTTGTTTTGATTAAAATTTTGTGATTCTTTTAAAGATTTTTGCATATCGTATATTTTGACTGTGGCTTTTCGCAATCTATCTAGGTGTCCTCTGTTGCGAAGTAATTTAAATACTAAGTTTTCGTTACTTAATTCGCCTGTGCGGTCTAGACCTTGTTGGCGCAGTTCGTATACGTCTTTTAATATTTGTTTTATTCGTTCGTCGTTATTTTCTTTAATGGCTCCGTTAATTTTTGAAAGGGTGTCATTGTATTTTAATTGAATCAATTGCAGGTCTATTTGAAAATTTTCATGTTTTGGTTTGGATATCCAATCACCTCTCATCAATGAATATACTCCACTGGATCTGTTTGTTTTTGTTATGTCTTGAATGTATACCTCAACATTATATCCGTATAAGTGAATGTCGTGTTTATTATTCCAATCTGTTTTTAATCCCGCTACATATTTTTCTACCAATTCAACATTTGAATCTATATTTTTAAAATCTATGGATATGTGAACATCAAAGTCACTATTTTTTGACCAATTATAATTTGCGAGACTTCCGACCAATAATATATCTCTGATGGGAGCGTTTAGTTCGGTTTGTTTATAAAAATCATTAGCTATTTCTGTGAGTTTTTGTCGGATATCTTTTTTCAAGACGTTTCCGCTCCACACATCTGGATTTAGGTTTGTGTTATATATTTGAAATTTCATATATTTGACCAGCTATAACCGTAGGTTTCTTTAATAGTTCCCAGAGTTGAATTGATTTCTTTGATGGTTTGATTTGCGTCTCTGAATACAATACCTTCACCACCTGCTCCGATAAATGATTCTACGTTCTTATAGAGATCGTCTATCAATATGCTTGATTTGGTTGCGAATCTGGCTTTATCGGTGCCAGAGACGGCATAGTTTATAATATAGCCCGGCAAGTATTTAGTTAACCAGTCCTTTTTGCCTGACTCTATTTCAGAGATTCTTTTTTCTGCATCTTGTTTAAAATTGTGACGAATTTGTTCATCACTGGTACTGGTAAGAATCTGAATCTTTATATTTGGATTCTTTGATAGTTCTGTGATATACTTCTTTAATATATTAAAGTCTGGCATAGGATCCATATTTTTCCAGAAATGTGATCCTTTATTTGTTATGATTTCCCAAAATTTAATAGTTCCGTTCTTTTTTTCAAACGTTCTGGGATCTTCGTTTGTAGAATGAACAAATTGTTGATCAAAATCACATAAAACACCATCCATATCAAAATATACAGTTATGATTTGTTGTTGTTCCAAAAGGTTTGCATCCCACACCTCTTTTACCAACTCTTTTAATTTAATCATATATAATAAATATTGGTGACTATATTAACTTGACAAACTATTATAATTACACTAATATACAGGTATAGTAATTAAGTTACCTGTTTACATTACTTAAATATTAAATAGTAACTGATTAGTTGAATCTAAATATAAAAACAGCTACAGTAATAAATATTAATGTAGCTGTGTTTAATGAAAAAATTAAGATTATTTTACAACAGGTGTAAAAGTACCATCTGACATTGAAAGGTTACCATCACCATAAGTTTCAGCAATTTTGTTGACCCAATCCTGTTCTTCTTTTTGAATTGAGACATATTCTTCTCTGGTCTTAGTTTCAAGATCAGCAAGTTGTTTAATCTTTTCATCCAGAGCTAAACGCTCCAAATAAAATTGACCGAACTGAAACACCTTGTCTTGATATTTAACTTGAATTTTCTTGATTGATTCAATTTCTTCGCTTTTTAATTTAATTGGTTCTGACATAATATTATTGTTTTTCAGGTTCTGGTTCGGATGTAACAATCCGTATGTAACACCAATATATATAAACTAGTTCAGAAAAATATTATTTATAATTGACGGCTAATTTTTTGCATGTTATCATAAAAATATGAAAATAGTATTTTGTCTTCCAGGTCGTAGTTATAGTGGCAATTTTTTACAATCGTGGTCAAACTTGATTGCAACGTGTATTGCCCGTGGATATCAAATCAATTTACAACAAAATTATAGTTGTAACATATACTATGTCAGAAACATGTGTTTGGGTGGAAACGTCATACTCGGACCAAACCAAAAACCATACAACGGCAAATTAGATTATGATTATATGCTATGGACTGATTCAGACATCATATTCACTATAGAAGATTTTGATAAGCTACTTAGCCATCAAGCGGACATTGTAAGTGGTTTATATCTAATGGAAGATGGACGCCAATTTGCCACAGTTGAAAACTGGGATGAGAACTTCTTTGCACTAAACGGTTATTTTGAATTCTTGACACCAAACAATCTTCAAAACAAAACAAAACCATTTCCCGTAAATTATACAGGATTTGGGTTTATGATGATAAAAAGGGGAGTAATTGAAAGTATGGAATACCCTTGGTTCAGACCGGAATTTATACAAATCGGAGAATCAAGGGATTTCACAATGGAAGATGTTGCGTTTTGTAGAGAAGCAAACCGCAAAGGATACGAAATTCTAATTGATCCAACCGTAATAGTTGGTCATGAAAAAACAAGAATTTTACTCTGATGTAGTTGATACATTTTTACGTGTCAATCCTAAAGCGTTAACGCAATAATCAATAACATAATTATAATCTGCGCTTGCGTCAACTGTTGGACCCCAATCTTGC